TTTCTGTATTTAAAAAAATAAATTTATAAATTTATTTTTTTAAATACAGAAATCTAAAAATCAGAACAATAATCGCTCTCAAAACCATAAAATCATATTGTAATAAACATAATTTATTTTCTATACAAAAAGGATCTTTCAAAATCTTGAAATATTTCAAAGGCTTCATTAGAAATAAATTCTCAAAAAAAATTCTTAAATTTTCAAAAAGTGCCATTTTGGAACCAGAGAAATTTTTGACCGACCCTTTTCGTATAGAAAAAAATTAAATACTATAAAATACGATTGTATGCCGTTCACCCTGAAACTCTGCGGTTTCATGATAATATTCAGATCCATTAAATCTAAAGAACTTTCCCTTGATATCAATTTTTGTCGGCGGTTCATCAGGACCATCATAATAAACTAATAGTTCTCCACCAGTATAGTCCCCAAGCCCAATTATAGTTGATTCACCAATATTTCTCCCATCTATATGCTTGCGACATTGATAATTTTTGTTAAACTGAATGCTTGTATATTCTACATCATTATTTTTAGCGAGTTCTTTAACTAACTCATATATCTTCTGATATTTTTTATAAAATGTTCTTCTACAAATTCTTTTTTGATGTCCAGTTATGGCGGCATCAGCGTGAGCCCAACTGTTCACCAAACCAAGAACAAAACCATAATAACTTTTATCGCCATCTTTTAAGATATTCTTTCTTTGATGATTCCTTGGATATTGAAACTTCATTAAAACATTAGTTATTTCTTCCATATAATTATATCAAATAATAATAAAATAATTTTATGGTTAAAATTTGTATCGCATCTTATCAACGACATGAAACTATAAATCAAAAATCAATCAAGGTTTTGATGAACGGTGGATATAAGGCTACAGAAATAGATTTATTCGTTGCTAATGAAGAAGAATATCATAAATATAAATCAGTTGTTCCAGAAGGAATAAATATAATTATTGCGGTTAAAGGATTAAAAGCTGTCAGAGAATTTATATTTGATTATTATGATCAAGGTGAACATATTTTATCATTAGATGATGATATTGAAATCATAAGAAAATATGATGAATCTACAGGGAAACTTTGGCCAGTGGAAGATTTAAAATCTCTTGTTAAACTGGGTTTTGACGAATGCTTAAAGCATTCATTAAAACTTTGGGGACTTTACCCAGTTCAGGGTAATCCATTTTTTATGAAGAATACGAAAGAAATATCATATGATTACAAATTTATAATTGGAAACTTCTTTGGTTTTATCAATGATAAAGAGATGAATAAATTGAATGTGAGTAATATAGATGACTATGAAAGAAGTATTAGATCTTATCAATTATTCGGTGGTTCTGTTCGGTTAAACCATTACGCAGCTAAAACCAATTTTAAGAAGAATAAAGGTGGAGCACAAAGTGTTCCAAATAGAGAAGAGAAAATTAATGAAGACATGGATATTTTACTGAATTATTATCCAAATTATTTATTTTTGAGACAAAAGAAAGCGGGAAAAAATCCTGTGTTAAAACACAAAAAAATTTGATTTAAATATATTTCACTAAATTATAGTGAATAGATATGCCTTTTAAAGATAAACAGAAATACAAAGAATATCAGAAAGAATATCATTATAAATTACGCCAAACTGATAAAGGAAGAAAATATGGTAGAATTGTTCATTGGAAAAATCGGGGAGTAATATTTTCAGATTATGATTTACTTTATGATATTTACATTAATACAGAGTTCTGTAATTTATGTAAAGTAAAATTAACCGAAGATAAAATAATAACGAAAACTACTCGTTGCTTAGATCACGACCATACTATAACAGATTGTGAAAATGTGAGAAATATATTATGTCATAGTTGTAATGCTAAAGATAAGTCAAAACATAAGAAATAAAATATGTTCTTTAAATATAAATGATTATTGATAAGAGTTTCAGTAAAACTGATTTAATTGATTTAATTAATGATTTAAATTTACCAATTGTTCACAGCCATCAAGATAACAAAAAAGATATACAAGATAAATTTAATGAATGTATAACACAAAAATTAACTATTCCCGAAAACTTTTATAATATCAAAAATAAAGATGATTTAATTAATTATATCCAAAATAAAAATCCGAAAAAAACCTTAACTATTAAAGAAAAACAAGATGTTATGAAAATCTGTAAAAAAATAATTCAATATTGTAAAAGTAATTATGATCTTGATACAACAGAATATAATGATTATAAAGAACTAATTGATGATATGGATTATATAAAACAATTTGGAGATATACCTTCTGTGAGAAGATGTTGTAGACTTATGAATGAAGATGTTAAAACTGGTGGTATTAAATATGTTCCGTTAATATCGCCACAGGTTAAGAAAGATTTAGAACAGAAGAATAATGTTAAAAAAGTCAAAAATTATAAATTAACTATTCGTTATGCTACACCAGAGCAGCCAATCATTTTATATTTTGATTAATGACCATCTCCCAAAAACGGATTAATTACTGGTGGCAAGGGATCAATAACCATCTCCGGCGCTTGAACCATACAATAAGGCATAGAATTAACAAAACAATACATCTCTGTGCAAGCACCAAGTTCACCATTACTCAAAGAACAAGTATTACAACCATCATACCACGTCAAACAATTCGAAGGATACTCACACATCTCTTCCCATAATCTTACACATTTATTTAATATCTGACAAAATGAATATCCAGCCGATGTTATACAATTATTAACATCCCAATCTGATCCCGGAGCAACAATCGGCATACTATATATATTAATGAAATTTATTTTAATTATGAATCAAATTTACATAATATGTAATAATTCTCAAAATTCTATTTTTTTATTTGAGAAATAATTCTTGAGAAATAATTTGTAAATTTCAGAAATGTTACATAATCTTTGACATTTAAGGAATCATAACTGAAGGAGCTGGTTCTGGTTCTGTTTCCGGTTTTTGACGAAGATAATCTTCTTGTAATTTTCTCTTTTTATAATCTTCATCGGTTGTAAATTCTGATATTTTCATACTATTGCTTCTCGGTAAAAGTTTTGGTGAATCGTTTTTTGGTGAATCGTCTTCTGGTGATTCAACATCTTTATTTTTATTTCTTAATTCTTCGCCTTTCTTTTTAAGTTCCTTTGCTTGTGCTGCTAATGATTTCATTTCTTCTTCATTTGGTGGTCTTCTTTCACAAGAGAATATATAACATAAATTCATCTTACAATGACAGCGGGACTGCCAGATAACAAGTAGTAATGAACCAACAGCCCCAGCGATCATGACGAATGCTCCGGCCAATTGATCAATACTCATGGTATCTACTTTGATGAATGCTTCATTAGTTTCAGACATAATATATTTATTTAATATAAATTATTTTTCTATTTATCTTACTAAAATATCTACTAAATATATATCGCGTATGATACATTGGATAATACATTATAAACAAAAATTAGATAATTATTTTTCAGATAGTATTTTTAAAATGTATAAAGTATTAATAATGTGTGATAATCTTGTGAGTCGTAAAATTCTTGAAGATATGGATCGCAGATTAGAAGGAAGAAAACCGATTGAAGCAATTAGAGATGATATTAGTGAATTAAAAGTTGAATTAATCCATATTAAGAATTATCTTCGGAAACTTGAGATTAGAGAACAAATTAAAGAAGATGAAGAGAAACAAGTTGAAGCAGAATATGTGAAACCTTCTAGTTCTTGGTTTTGGTAAATTTATTGGATTAAATAATTTTATATTCTTTATTTAAATGAGTGAATTTCCAGATATTACAATTTTAGTTCCGGTCTGGAAGAGATCGGAGTTTTTACCTTTGTTAATAATGAACCTTAAATCACAGGATTACCCCCACGAACATCTTCGTCTTTTAATTGATGATGATACTGAAAATAGTGATGAACGGTTCATTAAAAACTTACAAGAAATTAAAACTTTATTACATCCAATCAAAGTAGAATATATTACTGGAAAACCAAGAAGAAGTATCGGTAAAAAAAGAAATGATTTAATTAAAGAATGTAAAACAAAGATATTTATGTTTTTTGATTCAGATGATGTATATTTACCGACAGCTGTATCATATAGTTATTCTGTTTTAAAAAGTAATAAATTTGGTTGTGTTGGTTCAGATAAAATGTTATTCTGTATGTATGATAAAGATTTTAGTGTTCACGCTATTGATTGCGGGAATAATAAATTCTTAATTCATGAAGCATCGATAATGGGAACAGTTAAATGGTGGAGAGCATCTTGTAGATTTTCAGATGGATCTCGTGGTGAAGGGGGTAATCTATTTCACGGGATGGAACACGCAGTTGGTATAACTGATATAAGTAAAATTATGATTTGTGTTCAGCATTCGGGAAATACAATTGATAAATTACAATTCGCAAAAGAAGACAATAAATTAAAGATTGAAATTTCAGATGAATTAAAAGATGTATTAAAGAAAATATTTAATTAATTTTTTTTTTTTGATCTTCATTATTGATTCTTTTATTACAAACAAGGATTAATAATTCAAAAATACTTAACAAATCTGGATGATTTACTAATATTTCTCTTATTTTCTGAATTTCCATCACATTAACTAAATCTAATGGTTCTAATTCTATATTTTTTTTCGGCATTTATAATGAATACATAAATTAAAATTATTTAAATAATTTTCTATCTTTAATATAAATTATGGAATATAGTGATAATGAAATTCAGAATATTTTAAAATTATATAAGCAGGCTAAAGAAAAGCGTAAGGAAAAATATCAATTGATTAAAGATACAGAAGAATTTAAAATTAAAAATCGTCAAAGAGCAAGTGAACATTATTACATGAATAAGGAAAAGAAAAAACAATATTATGAAGAAAATAAAGAATTTTTGAGATGTAAAAGTTCATATTTATATTATAAAAAAAATGATAGAACAGAAGAATTTAAAGAATTATACCCTGAAAGATATCAGATTTTAATTGATAGAAAATTTATAACGGATGAAGCCCAACATAACGCTGCTGGTTCTTCGTCCACTGAATCGTAGTGTGTTTCGGTGGTGGTCTCACATAAGTATTTACTGGATGTTTAGCGATTAAATTATCAACGACTAGTTCAGCAGTTATTTCTATTTCATCTTTTCTTAAATCAGATATTTCATCACGAACAAATCTTAAAAGGTCTCGGCGATCTCTCTGTGCGAGAATTGGTTTACATTCTTGTATTAATCCCATTTATATATATAGTTAAATAAATTAATTTAACTATCAAATTTTTATTTTATTTTTTCTGTTGTTGTTCTTCTAATAGTTCTTGTGCTATATCAAATGTAACAGCTTTTGGTCTTTGTATCTTAATTAAGACGGTTGATTGGTCGCCAACATTGGCATAACTCCCATCGGGATCACATATGCTGGTTGTTATAGAAGCGAGACGCAACTTCTTAGTTACAGTAAATTCTAAAGAAGATTCTTGACTGAAATAAAAGTCGCCATCGGGATTCATTTTATCAACTACACCGATAATCGGCATCGTTGTATTATTTACTTTCCCACCGACGAAAGGTGTATCTTGTAAAATATTTGAGCGAATAGCGTAATAACCGCGTATCATCCTTGTTGGTAAATTATCAGCAATAATTTGAATTGATGATGTTTCTTGTATGATTTCTGGATAAAATCTAACGACCGGATTACCAGTCTTATCCTTAATCGTGCCACCAAATGGCAATCTATTGTAATATAAAGGAACTCCAAATTCATTTTGAGTATATACTTTTGTATCACCTTCATTTATTTCAGCATTCGTAGTGATAATTGATAAATTATTACTATTTGTATAATTAATATTTGCTAATCTTGTATTTGTTTTACTATGAAATTGTTTATATGAAAATCCGAGTAGTCCCCATATAGATCTTGACCATTTAGATTCTGTTACTCCAAAATTATCTATCATTATACCGGTTAATGAATCATACACCGTCCAAGGCTGTAAATTCCCATTAAAATACGATGTCGGCCAATCAACTTCACCAGCTTTGTAACCGGTAATAGTAACTTGTCCAAGATACGGTTTTCTTACAGGTGAAAAATCACAGAAGTCTTCCCTTGGATTAATTTTATAAACTACACTTGCTTCTCCGGGTTTATCTCTTCCGTAACCAAATGGGGCGTCTTTTCTAAATACATTATCAGCAAGTTGATTATTTCCTTTATTCATTGCTGTATGTAAATCACTTAAATAAAAATTTGTTCCATTCCATTGCAGTTTGGGTGAATCAGCACCAAAATATAATTGATGAGCTAATATTTTATCTTCATCAACATACGGACCGATATTTGAAGCATTATTACCGTTATAATTAGTATCATTATCAAAATGTCCAGAACCATTAGTAATTGCATCTTCTTTTGGTCTCATATCACAAGGTAAAATATATGTCATTCCCGGTGCAGAAAAATGTTGATCAAAACCAATCTTTCTTTTAGATTCTACAAAACCAGAAGCATTCTCTATGAGAGCAAGTAATGTAGATCCAACTCCATTATTTTCAGTTCCATATACTCTGATTTTTCCTTCTGGAGATTTACCAAAACAACCATATGACTTTTGATTACTACTTTCCAAAGGTTTATCATAAAAAATATCTCTTTGAGATGGATCATACTTAAATGGTAATATTACTGATTTACAAGTCGTTTTTGAAGCATTCCAACTCTGATATTTATATCCACCCCAGCCGAGCATAGCAGTATTATTAATATCATCTGGATCAGATCCAGTATAAAACGTCATAGAAGCATTTGGAAATCTATTAATATGACACCATCTCGAATTATTTATAGTATCACCACTAACATATCTTGTTCTTGTATCAGAGAAGATATTCCAAACTTCTGGATATTTTTCTTGGGCTAAAATGAAATCTCTAAAATTATCAAGAATAGTTTTATCATCATATGGTAAATCAAAATCAAAATATTGTCCATTTGTTGATGCTCGCAATCTCGAACCAAGACAATTATTCTGGGCGTAAGGTGAAGTGGGATTTCTATTGATTAATCTTCCAGTTTCAAATATTTCTGGTCGTTTGCAACCAACGATATGATATTGACTTAAATAATATGCTCCTGATTGTCCAGTAGTATTAATGAGATCAAGCATATATGCTTCTTGTGCGGTTATACCGGCAGCAAGTGGACCGGGAGTGCCAAGATAACCAGCGACATTAAATTGTTTATATGTTTTAGTTGAGATTGATTTTGTAACTGCTATCGGAAATCCCGGTAAATATTGGTTATTAACAACATCCGGGGAAGATCTATAATTCCAAACTGATTCAGTTTCTACTTCTTGTAATTGTCTTGTTATTTCAGTAGAAAGAAATTCTGGTGAATTAAAACCAGCGGGAACTTCTATTTCTTTTAACTCTCTATAAACATAATAATTTGAATTTTCGGGATCTCTTACATATTGGTCTGGCATGATAGAAGCTGCTGCTGCACTACTATAAGGAGTATTTTCTCTAATCAATAATGTATATCTACTATTATCATTTTTAACTTTTGATAAAGAAGCATTATTAATTGTTGATATTTGATAATAATCTTCATATAAATCCCATCTATCAATTCCAGTAAAACCCGGCCCGGTATCTGTCATTCCAAATGGATCAGCGAATGACATACCTTTTGCTTGTGAGTCTTGTGAATAATAATTAGAACTATTATAATTCGCTACATTGTATTCACTATACCAAAATCTTCTTGGTAGTTCGATATAATTATGTCCGTTTGCTGGCACAAAATAACTCATTGTGAAATATCCTTTATTATCGGTTAACTCAATTGTTGAAGCATTCACAGTAGCGGTAAGTCTATCGGCACCTTCAATCAAAATCGCGGAATCATTTTCTGAAATTATTGATTTAGATAAACTTACATAAGTAAATGTATGTGAGATACCAAGTGATTCACCTTTTATCTCAATAGATGATGTTTGTCCAGCTCCCCTTTCAGAAACCATAGCACCGTGAACTGAAACTTTATCACCAGCATCTAAATGAACAATATCTTGTAAATTATTTTGCCAAAGAGCGAAATTTTCATTATTACCCGATTTAGCTTCTTCTGAATGAAGTCTATTACACTCAAGGATTTGAAGATCAGTATATTGATTCATATATTATATATTACGTTTTAATTATAATATTAAAATAAATTTATTAGTATAAAATAATGAGTTCAGACGAGCAATATGATGCAGTAAGCGAACCCCAGCCAGCACCCGCACAAGCGAAGCAGCCAGTTGAGAAGAAGAAGCGTGAAGGAAAGAAACTATCGGATAAACAGAAGGCAGATTTAACCAAGCATATGGAAAAGATGAAGAAGGGTGGAATGTCTTTAACTGAACAGCGTTCGCACAGAATGCGAATGATGTCTCAGTTAAGGAAGGATGAAAAAATGACAGTAAATAAAGCACACAAGGCTCTGTCAAAGTAAATTATAAAAACTAATTTAATTTAAATCTTCTTTTATAATCAGATATAGATGCCGCCCGTGTTGGTTTATTCCAGAGTATCCAGCGACTTAGAGACCCTGCCGTCATCGGAGCCGACCAGTTTTCATTTTTTCTGTGTCGGTTTAAGTATCGGGTTTTTCTTTCATCGTCTTTATGCTTTGTATAATCGGACATCCCATTTGCCCCGAAATGCGTGGTTCGGGTTTTTCCGTTCTCTAATGTAAAGACAGCCATTAATTTCTTTTCTGGTTTAGTTGATTTTTTGATGACTACTGAAACTGGTTTTGACATTATTTTACTTATGTAATATTTTATGTAAATCTCCATTTTGATAAATTTTATATTCATATGATTTTTTACCGAATTCTTCAATTAAATGTTCTTCTTTTTGTTTATAAGCTTTAATTGTAATTCTATATTGATTCACATCATTATTTAATTCATAATAATTTTGTCTGCTTGCTTTAACTTCATCTTCTAATTCTGATATTTTCTTACAAAATTTAAATAATAAAGTTTCATCAGTTTCACCTTCAGTAATTTCTATGAATTGTTTCTTATAATATGATTTCATCCTTGGAGTAATATCTGGTTCTAAATTCATAATTGTATTAATATAATCTTTAACGATTAAATTATACCTTTTATCTTCCATTTTCTACAAATAATCATAGATTTAAAACTTTAAATAAATGTTACATATTTTGTAATAATTTGAGAATTTGAGAAATATTTATTTGAGAAATAATTCTTGAGAAATAATTTGTAAATTTTAGAATTATTACATATTTTGTAATAATTAAAAATTCTTTTTGAAATATTCCCAAGCTTCTCTAATTTTCCTGAATGCTTCATTAGATCCACCCCGATCTGGATGTGATTTTAATATTTCTTTACGATATGCTTTTTTAACGTCTTCACTGGACGCTGATTTTTTTAAACCGAAAACATTATAAGGATAATCTTCACTGAATGAAACTGGATCTTCATGGGGAATATCCCAACCAAAATAACTCTTAAAAAAATTATGTGTTTTTTCTTTTGATTTACGATTATATTCTTCTTCAAATTCTCTTTTTCTTTTAGATTCACTTTTCTTAAATTCTTCTTCATAATTCATATAATATGAAGGTAATTTTTTCCAAATACCCCCAGAAGGGAAACTTGATAAAGGATAAGCTATTGATGAATATTCTTCATAATAACATCCACCACAGAAAAAACCCATCTACTTAAATTAAAATATATTAATATTTCTTTTTTTGAACTCGCTTTTTATTTTTTGATTTATTGGACATTCCATCAAAAATTTTTTTCGGATTAATTTTTTCTCCTTCTTTAGTTTTATCTAAATCTTTTCTGTATTGAAACTTTTGATTATAAGATTTCTTATTTGGATCAAGTGGTTTAACCTTTGGCATCTATATGAATTACTTTTATTTTTTTAGAAATATAATTTTATTAATTATTAATATATAAAATGAGTTTAGTTATTTGCTCTAATCAAGATGCTGATGGACAGAGTGAACGTCTCCAGAGTTCTGTTTTTAAACCTTGGTCGTTCCGAAATACTTTAAGTTCAACTTATAAAATTCCGGCTAATTCACAAGTTGCTCTTCAAAGTTGTAAAGTGAACATTGATGGTAGAGTTGTATTATCATCAGCGAATAGTAAATTTTATCAGTATTTTGGTGAGAAATTAGATCTTGCTGGTGGAGCTCCCCAATCAAATCAAACAACTAGTTATCCAGTTTATACCGATTTTTTACTGAATAGTCAAGAAGGAATTTTAGAAGTGAGTGTAGATGATTTCGCTAATACTATTCAAGCAGCGATTAGAGAAACTACTTTCCATCCAAATGTAAAAGATAAACCCACCTGTGAAGTTTTAAGGAATGCTTCCAGTCTTGATTTTCTCGGATATAAAATTACTTATGATCAAACAACTGATAAATTTGCTGGTGTTCCAGCCAACGGTGCTTTTGAGCAGTGGTTTAGAAATGATGGTGTTTTTTCTGATGTGTCGGGTTCCGGTATATTTTCTTTCGCTAGTGGTGTATTTACTCGTGAAACAGATAAACCAGCGTATACTTGTGCTGGTATTTGCCCGAAGCTTCCGATGCATAATTTAACAGGTGAATTAACAGTTAATATATCTGGAACTTCTGGAAGAGCAAATGCTTCTGGTGTTGAGTGGCATGTCGGTTTAAGTAGATATATTAATAATGTTGATGAGCAGGGTTATTATTATCCATTTTACACAAATTATTATGATGCACCACACAGTGATTTTGAAGAAGAAGTTTTTGTTGATTTCGGTATTGCTCGTGATTCTGATGATGATTTAGTTTTATATCAGTATGGATGGAACAGCACTTATAACGGATTAGTTTATCAAGAAATACAATATTGGAATAATACTAATAGTTATTTCACAAGTAAAGAAAATTTAGCTGGAAAAGATTATACAGATGTAAAGTTTGAAGTCCAAGGAGAAAAAGTCAAAGCAAAGATATATGATAATGCTTCATCTGCGTGGAGAATTATAACTGAATATGCTGATCTTCAACCGAAGGATAGTTATTACAAACCCGTTCATCAAGCGTGCTGGTGTTTACACCCAGTATTAGCAGTGGGAACTAAAACCGGTGCTCTTAACTGTACATTAGAAATTACAGATTTTAATGATGTAGATGTTGTTGATTATAATCCAAAGGTCGCATACAAAGGCGGCTGGTATGAAACTATGGAACTCACAGATAACTTGAGATTATGTGAAGAAGTAGAATCAAGGAAGATTATACAAACAACAGATGCTACTGTTTATACCCAAGTTAATACGAATGCTAGTGGTGGTATAGTTTATGATAATGTTTTAATTTTACAAAAGAGTGATATTTATAAGGAAACTCCGGGGGCGAATGCTGGTCCCATTCTTGGTTTTAATGGTGGTATTGTAGATACACCAACAAATACAGTGAATCTAAATCAGAAATCATATCATTCTAATTTCGCTCCAAGTTTAGTATCATCTCTTTCTATGTTTGTAAGATTAAATAACTTCGGTCAAAATACTACTAATGCTCGTGTTGGTAATAGATCCAAAATACTTGCTCATTTAACAAATTTAGAAAGCAAGTCTGGTAGAAATACATATGAACCAAGCAATTTAATTTGGTTAGATCTTGATAATCCAAGTGAATTAAATGTTAATGAATTCGATATTTCATTCTGCTATGTGAATGAACAGTTCGCTACAATACTTACTGGACAGAGCATAGTTGGTCTCTACTTCCGTAAAAAGCCCAGAGATTTTGATTGATTTTTTTTTATATCATTGATGACAAATTAAAACAAATTTAAATATATTTTTAGTATTTTTTTTATAGATTTTAATAATAAATGAATAAAAAAATTGCCCCAAGAGTTCAGTTAAACTTTGCTCCAGAAGAATTTATTGATGAAGATTCTGATATAATTAGCAATGAAGCAGAAGAAGAACTAAGCTTACCAGTATCTATGCCTGAAGTCATAGAGCGTAAGGAGATAGTAGAGAATGATATTTTTGATAATATAAATCCTTCTTTGAATGATCTTAATGAAGATTTAATCATAAATGAAATACATGACAAACCGCCGCCAGCACCAAAACCAAGAAAGAAAACAGGGCGTAAATTATCTGAAGAACACGCAGCTAAATTAGCATTAGCACGTGAAAAAGCATTAGCAACAAGACGTGCTAATGCCGAAGAAAAGAAGAGAATGAAAGAGATAGAAAACAAGACTAAAGAACTAAAAAAGAAAAAAGCACAAAAAGATTTAGAACAATTAGAAGATGAAGTTGATAATAATAAACCAGTTAAATCTACTCCTTCGGTTAATCAGCAAAATGTTATGTTCTCAAAGAAAGATTTAGAAGACGCACAATTAGAAGCAATCATTAAATATGAAACTATTCGTAAAGCACGTAAAGAAGAAAAGAAAAAGAAACAGCTCATAGATCAACAGAAAGAACAATTAAAACAAAAAATAGCCGGATATGGAGCAAAAGATACTAATGGAAGATTAATAAATCGTTGGGATAGATGCTATTAATTTAAAGATAACATTATTTTAATTTATAAATGTCTGAAGAAAATATAATTTATGAAGATGATTATTATATCTTTTATGAAAATCATATTTACAGCAAAAGATGTTTTAAAGTTTTGAAAAAATATAAAGGTGGACCGGGCGCTAAAAATACTGATGGTTTTATCAAAGATGTAAATTACTGGTGGTCAAATTTACACACTCCTTGGACTAAAAAATCAAAATGGTATCGTTTTCGTTTTCCATTAACTTTTGAAAGTTTAACAGAAGTTTATGAAACAGAATAATTTTATTTTACTTTTTAAATGAAGATTGATTTAGTTATCGCAGGTGCTATAATCAATGATCCCTTAATGATACGACAAACTATTGATAGTTGTCCAGAGTATGATTACAATGAAAAATATATTCTTTTTGATGGATTATCTCACGATAGAAGTTTTGATGAACACTTACAATATGAACAATATAAAGAATTGATTAAAAGTATTTATTCTGATTTTAAAGTTATTGAATTCAAAGAATGTATTTATTTCAGAAATATGATAAAAGGGTTCAGTAAAATCTCGGTGGCGGACAAACTTCTCGTCGTTCAAGACGATGTTGTTTTACCACAGTTTGATTTGAAATCTGTTGTGGATTTGATGAATGGTTTACCAAATTGTAAAATATTATCTTTCCCACACAAAATAATTAATGAAAATTATAATTGGTTTGAAATTATTGAATCTGAAAAGGGTTCAGTAAAAACCCACGGATTTACAGAAAGATCTTTTCTTTGCGACAGAAAGAATATCTTAAGGTTGTGCGAAACTATGCCGAGTAATAATAAGAACAATAAACGATTTATTGAATTTATTTACAATACTATGATGAGAAGTAGAAAGTGGAAAAAGATGAGTGAAGTAGAGAAGCTAGAATATTGGTCTCAATTTGGCTGTTATTTAACAAATGATATTATTCACAAACATCTTGTGGGGAAGCGTTCTCTTTAATTTTTACGATAATTATATTAAATAAATTTTTTCTAAATAATGATTATAAATGATACCGAAAAAGATTCATCAGATTTACGGGCTATTTAATGATGGTAAAAGTATTGAACAAATTCCCAAGTTTAAAGAACACACTTTAAAAACAGAACAATTCGCTAAACATTATGGTTATGAATATAAACTTTGGGACTTAAAGGAATGTGAAGAATTGTTGATTGAACATTTCCCACAATATATAGAACTTTGGCAAGAGTTTCGTTATCCAATCCAAAGATGTGATTTTATAAGATATCTTATTCTTTTCATTCATGGCGGCTGGTATATTGATTGCGATGTTTTTCCTTTACAAGATTTAACACCTTTAGAGAATAATAATCAATGTTTTACAAGATGGTCCATTGATAAAAATAAATTACCATACAATGCCGTATTTGGATCAACAGATAGAAATCCTTTATTTTTAGATATCATAGAAGATATTGAAAAAAGAACGTATGAAAAACAAGGAAAAAAAATATATGAAACTTGGAAAGGAAGATTGGTCTTTCAGACAACTGGACATCATATGTTAAAGCGACACGTTCCCAAAAAAGATATACATGATTTACTTACAGTATTTAATCAAAAGAAACATATTGATTGTTCTTCACATAATCCATATTTTCACGATTCAAATATAAGTTCGTGGTGGGGAAAATAAAATATTTCTTGATAATATATAATGAGTGTGCTTGTGCTTGGTAATGGGAAATCGCTACAAAATTTTAAATTTCAGAAGATATATTCACGATATGATGCGTGGTGTGGTTGCTGTTTAGCTTTCCGATATTGGAACCAGATTAATATTCATCCCGATTTTTATGTGAATGTTGACCGAGTAGTATGTGAAAAGAATTTAGAAGTAGTTGAATATATCAAACAAGGTAAGTGTAAGAAATATTTAGTGAGTGAAACAATTAAGAATGTATGGCATGACTATAAGAAGGATGGAACAATCTTATTCATTGAAGATCTTTTAAAAGATTGTGATTCAATCTTTAAATTCGCGAATACTTATTGTAGTGGTTCATCAGCTGTCTTATTTGCTTTAGATTATTTTAATCATGTGGATATCGCTGGCTTTGATTGTGACTACCAAGAATTTATCCCTGAATGTGAAAAACTTGAAGACGGTTCATTAAGAATTACTAAAACACCAAACTACAATGCAAATTATTTTTTTAATGATTACCAAAGGGAAGGTGATATATATAATGTTCCGAATGGTAAAAGGGTTCATTATAAATCTTGGCAAGAATTATCTATGATTTTAAATTTCATTCATTCTGTTTACGGTTCATCTAAAACAGTTATGAATTTTAATGATAAGAAATCAATTTCAGAATTTATAACTACTCTTCCATTAGAGAATTTATTTATTGAAACAAAGGAGAGTATAGCTTTCCTTGTTCCAACCACAAGCAATAAACGTGAATGGAAAAACTTTAGAGAAACTTATTTAAACCAAATACTTTTACCGAGTATCACTAATCTGACAAATAATTATAATATTACAGTTTATATCGGTTATGATGAAGATGATAAATTATACAGCAATATCTCTTTACCAGAATCTTATGATGATATAAAGTTAAAGTGGATTTCATTTGAAGATACTTTTAAAGGGAAACCAACTCATATTTGGAATGTTTTGGCGAATGCTTGTATCAATGATGGTTTTGATTATATGCAGATATCGGGCGACGATATTAGATTTGATACAAATCCAAATTGGTTAACAGTATTTTTAAAAGCATTGAAAGAAAAAAATAACATTGGATATTCAGCTGGATACAGTAATAATGATCAAATACCAACTCAGTTCTTATTTCATAAGAAACATTATAAGATGTTCGGATGGGTATTTCCACCACAGATTCATAATTACTATTGTGATAATTTTATTTATGATTTGTATGGTAAAAAGGGTAATTGGCTAAAAGAATATAATCATTATAATATTGGTGGAGAACCAAGATATACACCGAAGAATGATAAAAGATTATGCGAGATGTTAGTGGCTAGACATAAGAAGCAATTAAAAAGGTTCCTTTAATAACATAATGAATGAAAGGGCAATACATTTAGTTTTATCTTTGAAACATTTTCTTACTCTTTTATGTGTCATAGTTCTATCAAATCTCCAAGTAAAATTCATATTACCAGCGGTTGATTTAGTTTTATGATTTATAACCCACATATGTCCAGATGTATTTGATTTTTTTAATTTTTGTCTCGCTGTTTTATAATTAGCATTACAACTACGACATAATGTTTTACGATATAAACCTGTTTCATGGTCGTGATCTAAACATCTTTGATTTTTAAATGAATCATCAAATTCTACATTACATAATTGACAATTTTTGATACTCATATGATAATCATAAAGTTTATCATAATCATCACTTTTAATTCCATATTTTATCCAATTAGCAATACTTTCTCTTCTATGATTTCTCATTACAACAATTAAATATAAGTTATAAATTTTAAATCAAATTTTAAAATAATAAGTATTATATATAATGGCAAAGAAAGCTAAACAGTCTGAACCAAAAAAGAATATTGTTCCCAAAGTTCTCAAAGTGAAAGATGAAACACCTTCACAAAAGTTCGCTGACATTCATCCAAATTTACCAGCTATGCCATCACTCTGTTTAATTATCGGTTCAGTAAGATCTGGGAAAAGTAATCTACTTGTGAATTATTTCTGCAACCCACAATTTTATAAAGACAAGTTTGATGTTGTTAAATTCGTATCAACTACTCTTCACACAGATAACAAAGGTAAAATATTATCAAAACACTTTGATTGCATGGACAGATATGAAGATAGTATTATTGAGAATATTAAAAAGTCTCAAGGTCAATATGAAAATAAAGAAGACAGACCAACATATGCTCTTGTGATGGATGATGTCCTTACTAAAGATTTTTCCAGAACTAATCACGTCTCATTCTTCTCAACAAGATTCAGACATTATATTGATTTTTATATAATCGCTGTTCAAAGTTTCCGTGCTGTTTCTGGTATGATTCGTAATAACGCCACAGATGTGATCATCTGTAAACAGCAGAACCAAAAGGAATTAGAAAAGATCGCTGAAGAATATGGCGATCTGGTTGGTGGTCATGATAAATTCATAGAATTATATAATGAAGCTCATAAAGATAGATATTCATTTTTATATTTGAAACTATCTGAAAATCCAGCTGAAGCATACATTCGCCATGAAACTAAAATATATCCAACAAGAGATACAGAAGTCGTTGAAGAATTAGAAATAGACTAGCAAAGCAGTTTCAAAAAACTTATTAATAATTTTGATTTTTAAATTTAAATATTATTCATTTTATAAAAATGAATGATTTATATGGAACAAGTTCAGCAATCGCTCTGGGCAATATGCGTTCTAGAGAAGTTAGAGATTATAATGATCGTGTAAGAGAACATAATCAGCAAGTTACTGACCGGATACAAGGATTAAGGGAAGCACAGAAATCAGCGGATACAATCCAAGCGATTAAAACACAAGCAGTTAATCTTTGGACAGCAAAAGATATTCCGGGAAAAGTTAATGAATTTAATAAATATTTTGCTGATCGTGCTGCTGGAGCCACAAGTGCGACTAATCCGGTAGCAAATACTGCAAATAATCTTCGTGAGCAAGCGGGAAGTGCTACAGATGGATTTTTATCTCAAGCGAAACAAAGCACACAAGCAGTTAGAGAAGCTGTTTCAGAAGGTGCTAATGCTGGTGAAACTGTTTCTGATGTTGCTAAAACAGCAGAATCAGCAGTGGGAAAAGGTCTTACTACTGCTTTAAGTGGTACTGAAGGTGCGGCATCAAAGGTATCTGGTGTTCTTGGTAAAGCGGGTGTTCTTGGATCTGCTGCTCTTGGTGGGATGGATTTATATGAAGATATCAAAGGTGATGGTATCCAAGGAAATAATAATTGGGAAAAAGCGGGAAATCTTTTACAGATTGGTGGAACTATCGGTGATTTAGCGGGAACAATATTTCCACCTGCTAAACTCATCGGTGGTGTTCTTGATTTAGCCAGTGGTCTTACAGATACTATTGGTGAAAAATTAGATGAAGATAAACAAGCGTCAGATTTAAAAACACAGCAAGCACAAGAAACTGAAAAAACTGAAAAGATCTCTGATGTTCAAAGGCAACAACCAAGCCTGATTGGCACTACTGGATTAACTGCGGTAACTGGAAGAACACAATAAGCATTATCCGCTAACTTTTTTGATAATTATTTTTTTATTTTTTTTATAATAGAACAATTATAAAATATGTCAACTTATTGGTCTGCTGATAATTCTGTAAGTGTTGGAGAAAAGAAAATTTCAGTTCCTTCGGAGAATGGTCTTTCATACTCCCCGGGGCAGAAGGTTCAGATCTTTGTAGATCCTTCAACTAAATTTATGGATGGTCGTGAAACTTATCTTCAGTTTAATGTTAAGTTATCTCTACCATCGGGTGCTACTCCCACCCGCTTACAGTTAGATAAGTGCACATCTACTCTCATCAAAAATATTCGTATTTATGATGGTTCACGTGGTCAGCTTCTTGAAGAGATTGCTGATTATGCAACATATGTATCTGTAAAATATGATTATGATAAAGATAGAACTACTGAAAATATGCGTGCTTTAACTGAAGGCTGTGCGGTTCATCAACCAGATAATCGTGGCGATCAAGGTTCTAGCAAGACTGCTATGGCGAATACTGTTACTAATCCTTTCTTTAAGAAGACTTCGGGTAATCAGACAACGGCTTTCTCTGATACTGATTTCTTAAACGCCAAGTTAAGTCTTCCCCTTCACACAGGAATTTTCGCCGATTCGGTATCTATTTTCCCAGTTATGATGACTAGTGGTCTTTACATTGAGATTGATCTAAATGATGGTCCGAGTGTTATCAAGCAGTTAGATAGTGTTCTTCGGGATGTAAGAACACCGCTTAACCCGCACTTCCACTCATTAAATGGTTCTACTACTCCAAATAATTGGGCAAATGCTGCTTCAACAGATACTTTTTATATTTCGGATCTAAATAATCTCGGTGGTTCTGATAGAGTAGCACGTTTTCCCTTTGTTGTCGGTGAAACTTTTAAGTTCTGCCATGATCGTAATAACGGTAGTGGATCTACTTTATCAGCGGTCGCTAAAATCAGTGAAATTAATCTTTCGGCAGCTGCTGATGGTGGCAATGGTTTAATTGAAGTAAAATTAGACGCGACTATTACGAATAATGGTTCTAATATCACTAGTGATGATTATGTAATGTATTCTACAGCAGTAGCAGACGCAGCAACTTATGATGCTAGTTATGAAGTCAGTAATGTGGCACTTATTGTTTCGCAGGTAATGTTAGATCCAAATTATGAAGCAGGAATGATAAATAAAGTTCGGGAAGGCAGAGCAATAGAGTTTGATATTATGTCTGCAACAAATTATAAACACAGTATATTATCAACTGATAGACAAACTACTTTCCAGATATTCGCCCAGAATAGCCGTGCAAAATCTTTATTAGTTGTTCCCCAAGATTCAACTGTTTACACTTCTAGTCAGTTAATTTCGGGTTCTGGAACTTATGTTATCCAAGGAACTAATTTCGCTAATGCTACTGCGGCAACCAAACAAGCCGCGGATATATGTTTAGCATCTACTCGTTCAGCATACACCGGTATCGTAGATGAACTATCAAGCATTCAGTATACTATTGATGGTAAGCGTGTTCCTTCAAGGGAGATTAGCACAAAGAAAATCGCAACTAAAAATTCGATTGATGCGTTCCATCTGTATGAATTAGAAAAGACATTAGATAATTCCGGTATCAAACCCCGTTCTTTTAGTGAATTTTTAAACAACTTCGTATTCGGGCGTGGTTTCTCTGCTGGCGGCCAGAATGGCGTGCTGGATTTAAGGGGTAAGGATCTCGCAGTAATTTGTCGCTATCAAACGTCAATAGCCCCGAGCAAGCCGAAACTCTTTAACTCTTTTGTGGTTCATATCCGTAGATTAATTCTTAGAGATGGGGGCGTGGAAGTCGTGCAATAGACTAATTACTTCTGTTAAAAACACATCCTTTAATATCACTAAAATTATTCTCTAATTGAGTTCCAATTATTTTTTTATGTTTCAAGATTAAACTATCTTTGAATATTTTATTCCAATAAATATCTAAATAATTACATCTTGAATAATCTTCATATAATTTTTCTAATGATTCTTCAAAAATATCAATTAATTTTTGATAAAATTTTTGATGAATGAGATATCCACTAGTCCATTGGCATTTAAATACTCTGTCAAACTTATCATCATGCGATTCAGTATCTTTATCAATCACTAAATTAGATAATAATAGCATATCATATTCTTCGGGAATATCCATTGTCGCAAGTCTTCTATTATCTTTGTATTTAAAATCATCTTCTAAAATTATTACACTTTCATATCTTCTCGCTAAAGCGATTTTTAAAGATAAGATATGAGATCTTACACATCCGAAATACCCGCCCCTTTCATCTTTAATAGCTGAAACTCTTTCTACATTCGGCATATCACAGAGTAATTTTTCAATATGTTCCCTTCTATCTTTTCTTGAATCAAGATTAATATAAAGTATTTTTTGACGATTAATTCTTTGATAACAAACAAATCCTTGACTATCTTTACCGTGTTTATATGAACTAGTTATCCAATTATCATTTGCTAAACGACAAAGAGTATTTATATTTTCTGGTTTTACATCTTCAATAATGTAAATATCTTTACAATATTTATTTAATGTTTGAAAAGTTAAAATTTGGTGTTCAAGTATATGAGAACCATCATCAATTATAAATTCAACATTACCAATCTTATTCATCATAGTTTCTAATGAATGAACATTACTTTGATCACATTGATGAATTTTAATATTCTCTTCTGTAATATTAAATTCTTTAATATCAGCACCATGAATAATACAATTATTAAAATAATCTCGCCACATAAATAAAGATGCTCCGCTCTTATAATTTTCATTTGTAAATTTTTTCATTAATTCTGGATAACCAATTCCAATTTCAAGCATAGATGAATAATTTTTATCTTTTAAAATCTTATGATATTCTTCAGTGTAATAATGATTATATTTTGGGCATTTATCAACTATATATTTTTCAGCGAGTTTACAAAGTTCAGTCATTATAATTTTTTAATAATTTAACTTTTATAATTTTTATAAGTATTTAATTTATAATAATGACTAGTCGCTACATTGAGATAAGGCCCGATAACATTCCAGCTGATGGAAAGATATCTTTTAAGAATGGTTTTCCCGTTCTTTCTTTTACAGTATCGGCTCAGGATGGTATGCTTGATCCATCCACAGTAAGAATAGTTGGTAATTTTAATGCTTTTAAAAATAATGCTAATCCACCGACAAATTTAACTGCTGGTGATAATGTAACTATGAATAATCGTCTTGGTATTTACAATGTGATTGAATCACTAACTATTCGTTCCGCAAGATCTTCTATGGTTTGTGAAAATATTCGTCATTATTCTAAATTTATGAATTCATACCTTTCTTGCACTAGTTCTCTAGAAGATCAAATTGGACATTTACAGCAATCTTGTTTAATCTATCCGAATGCCACTACTTTCCGTAAATCTGTAATGGAAACAGCTGATGCCGCTGTTGCTCCAACGCAGAATGAATTTTCATTTCATATTCCTTCTGGGTTCATGCAGTCTGGACAGATGGTAGATCTACGTTCAGATGCTTTTGGTGGTATTCAGTTAGAATTTTTACTTCAACCAGATAGTAATGTTCTTTTTAACACTGATGGTTCTACCACTGGTATCGGGGATGCTCATTATGAATTATCTAATCTCAAATTAACTTGTGAAATAAGTGATATTCCCGCTGGAACTCCAAGTGGTTCAGCCGGTGCTTATGATTTTAATACAATTACTTCTCTCTACACAAGTATTAATTCTACGAATGCTCAAATTCAGTATTCACTCGCATTACAGAATGTTATTTCGGCATTTGTCACGTTTATGCCTGTTTCCAATATCAATACTCTTACTCAAGATGGACAAGCAACTACTTTCCCAAGTGGTGATGGAAGTTCTCTTACAGCATTAGCACCAATTCGTAGAGTTCAGTGGTTAAAGGGTGGATCTAAATATCCAGCCGAGTTTGATTACGTCACAAACATAGTTAATGCTACGAATACTGGATCCAAGGTTGTTGATCCACAGATTGTAAAAACTCTTGTTCAGGCAATTTCACCAGATAGTCAGTATTCTATGGAACGTCTTTCTGTTTCTCCAGTTAATATGAATAGAAACTACAATATGACTACATCGGCAACCGGTGAAGATTCTTACATGAATATTGCTGAAGGCGGTGGTGTCTATGGGTTAGCTGTGAAATACGGTATCGGGGAAACTGGGGAAGATTTCCGATCTGAGCAGTGGGGTTTATCTGTTGAAAGCGACCTTAAATCTAATAATCCCATTGGAGTTTATATCTTCATCAAGTCCAAGTCTCAACTCTTATATTCTCCGCAGGGGGTCCAGCTACGGCAATAGTACAACTCCGACAGTAAATTTGATTTAAAAATAAATACAGTATTTAAATTGTATTAAATGAACCGCTCTGAATATATGAAAAATTTTCGTAAATCAGATATTGGTATTAAATCTAATCGTATATCAAATTGGAAAAAACAAGGATTAAAAGATGATTATGATAAAGTTTATGAAAGATATATTAACACTAAACATTGCGACGATTGTAAAATATTATTAACAACAGACGGACAATCAAAAACAACAAGATGTATGGATCATTGTCATAAAACTGGTAAATTTAGAAATATTTTATGTAAAAAATGCAATTCAATGAAAAGGGAAAATCAGAAAAATAAACATGGACACCGTGGAATATATTTTGATAAAAAAAAGAAAATTTATTCTTATCAAAAAAGATACAATAATAAAATTATTTATATCAAGAGATCACAAGATAAAATTACAATTTTGACATATAAATTTTGTTATTTACTACTTTTTAATCGCGATTTCAAATAATTATTTTCTATATTTTTTAAATTGATTAAATTTTTTTTATTTTTTTTATAATAGATTAATTATAAAATAAATATGTCGGATGATGATATTCCAGACTTCCTTATGCTTGATCAAATCCCTGCTAACTACACTCAGCAGTTAGAAACAGACCTTCTGGAACCAGTCGTTTTCTCGCAAGGTGCTGCTACTACAGATGGTTTTTGTCGTTTTACTCTTCAGAACAAAGGGTTCTTACACTCTCACAGTAAATTATTCGTAGCACTAAAACCCGGTGCTGGTCAGACTGATGTTTTCCTTCAGCCGCAAGTTGGAATCGGTCAAATTGTAAAGAAAGCTGTTTTAAAGATTGGTAATAAAACTCTTAATGAAATTGATTCGTGGTCTGCTCTCCACGGTGTTAAATCTTCATTAATTACAAATGAGAATAATCTTGAACGTGAGATGTATTTAACTGGTCGCAGTATGAATTTTGATTTCGTTTATAATGATGATAGTAAAGTATTCGCTGATAATATTGGTCTTGATAACGGATTAGAATATGATTCAACTAATAGCAGATTAAATCAGCCTTCGTGGGCAAGGATGGATAATGCTAAACCCGAAGAATGCCCTTCATACAGCATTGATTTAAGTGATCTATTTCCTTTCCTTAAAGTAAATCAGCTTCCCTTATATCTCATTAAAGAACCAATCAATATTGAAATTACTTTCTACCCAACTGTAGATTATCGTGTTCAGATTTCTGCTGGACAGACACAGGATGTTGCTTGTGAAATTGTTCGCGATGAACTTAAGTTCTGTGCTGATTATATCTTCTATGGAACTAGTGATGAAATGGACAGATACGCTATGGGTCGGGGCAAGAACTTAAATTTCACATTCGTTGATTATCGGTTAATCGAAGCATCTACTACTCCCACGGCTCTCGGTTCGGGTATTGTTCGCAATCTGGGTATGGCGAATCGTATGGTTCCACGTGTAATTTCACTATTAGTCTCTGATACTCAAGATGAAAATACTATCATGGGGAGAAATCATAGTCTTAGCAGAGATGTCAATGGTTCGGGAATAGTTGATCCAATCAAATATAATATTCGGTATAATGATAGATTTGAGTTTACTAGCGATGTTGATAGTGCGGCACGTCTCTTCTCTATTTTACAGCAATCTGAAGGTGTTCCTTTCATTACTCGCCAGCAGTATAGTAATTGCGGCACTACGGGTGGTTTCACAGCCGATACTTATCAGGGGCGGGCTCAAACAGGACTAGAAGATCATATGTTCTATCTGGGAACTAGACTTACTAATGGTCGTGTTGGACAGCGTGGCATTGAATTACACCTTTCGGGTGGTTTCCCAACTACCGGCAGAGTAATCAATTTACTCCGCTCTTTCTGTGAATATATCCGTGTAGCAAGATTAGATTCAGGGTATATGGAAGTGTATAACGCGTAGTCTGACAAATAACCACTATTTAAAGTTAATTTTATTATTATAATAAATGGAAATCAACGGATATTCTAATTATTTAATTTATGAAGATGGAAGAGTATTCAGTAAAAATACAAATAAATTTTTAAAGCATTCATTAAGACCAAATGGATACTATGTAGTAAATCTTCGTGATGGAAAAGGCGGTGGGCGACCTTGTTTCATTCATAGATTAATTTGTGAACATTATATTCCGAATCCAGAAAATAAACCTTTT